AGAAGTTTGATAAGAAACTTTTAGATCCGGTATGGGAAACCGTCAGTTTGAAAATGAAAAAATACAATCCATTTCTAAATATTGATGTGTTTCAATTCAAGAAGATTTTACGGGAAATCATCGATGAGTAAATTTTTTGATTCTGATATTATTCAGGAAGAACTGAAAGAAATCAATCAATTGCAAGAGAGTATTTACGGAAGCATTTTGACTTTTGGTGTTATGTCCCGTGAAGATAAACTGGAACATATTGAAAAACTTGAAATGTTACTTGAAAAACAACGAGTAATGTATACAAGATTGTCTCTTTCTGATGACCCAGAAGCGGTTATAATGAAAGATAACCTTCGTAAATCAGTTGCCCTGATGGGTTTCCCACCAGAGACTGATATGGGATTACTGTTTAGCAGTATGACCAAAACCATCGAATCTCTCAAGCAATTCATTGACGGTTGAGAGCATTTTTGCTATAATATCCAAGTAATCCAATTCATCCCAAGTATCCTAAAAATCCTATGTCATTCGAAAATCTTAAGAAGCAATCCAAACTTGGTTCTCTCACCGAAAAACTGGTGAAAGAAGTAGAAAAAATGAATAACTCCGAAAGTTCTAGTGATGACCGCTTTTGGAAGTTGAGTGTAGATAAGTCAAATAATGGTTATGCCGTAATCCGTTTTCTTCCTGCTCCTAATGGGGAAGATATTCCGTTTGTCAAAGTTTATAGTCACGCATTTCAAGGTCCTGGTGGTTGGTTAATTGATACGTGCCTGACTACCGTGAATCAAAAGTGCCCTGTGTGCGAGCACAACTCTGGACTCTGGAATAATGGCACTGATGCTGGCAAAGAAGTTGCCCGTAAGCAGAAGCGTAAACTGACTTATGTCAGCAATGTTTATGTCGTCAAAGACCCTGCCAATCCTGAAAACGAAGGTAAAGTCTTCCTCTTCAAGTATGGTAAGAAAATCTTTGATAAGATTATGGAAGCAATGCAACCTGAATATGAGGACGAAACTCCGATTAATGCCTTTGACTTCTGGCAGGGTGCAAACTTCAAACTGAAGGCAAAGAGTGTTGCTGGTTATCGTAACTATGATTCCAGTGAGTTTGCGACTCCTGGTGCTCTTCTGGACGATGATGATGCAATGGAAGCAATCTGGAAGAAGCAGTATTCGCTTACTGAATTTGTTGCTGCCGACCAGTTCAAGACTTATGATGAACTGAAGAAGCGTCTTGACTCTGTGCTTGGTGCTAAGACTTCTACTCGTCTTGATGAAGAAGTTGAGGATGAAGACGATACTCGTGGTTCAGTTCGTGACCTTGATGATGGTCTTCGTAGTGAACTCAATAATCTTCAACCCACTCGTCGTGCTGCTGCTCCAGTGGAAGAAGATGAGGATGATGACGCACTTTCATACTTTGCCCGCTTGGCAGAAGACTGATGTGTATGAGGAGGAGAGAATTCTCCTCCCTTAAAATGGAATTGTAACTTTCGTATTTTCTGTTTTAATCAATTTATCACTTACATACTGCGATGATCTATCATAAATCATCGCTTTTCTTGTATCGTTGATAACTTGTTGCAGGTATCTTGGTTTGAGGACATAAATGCCTCTTTTATCATTATTTTTTAGCACTTCATACTCATAATTACTCACACCCACAATTGGATCTGAAATACGAATAACATTTGCTCCAAGTTGAGTTGCATCATTCGTATAAAGATTTCCATCGTAAGTATAATAAATTTTAAAGTCTTCATCAACAACTTGACCAGAAGGAAGAATTAAACGGTCTTCTGGGTCTTTGACTTCTGTGGTCTCATAATGATGGACTGCATTCAAATCATTTCCATAAATTGATTCTGCATAATCATAAACTTGTTTGTCAGAGAGTGGCCATTCGTCTCTGACTCTTATGATTCCTGCGGATACAATTACAACCCAATCATATTGAACACTACCATAAAGTTCTTGTGCAACTAACTCTGGTCTTGATCCATCTGGAATCTGATACTTATCAAAGACAGTGAAGACGTTTTGTAAATCATCACGAAGTTTGACTCTACGAAATAGATTCTTTACAGTCACATATTGTTGAGAAGATTTTGAATCCGGTAAAAATGATTGATATTCTAGATTTGGAAGTTCTCTGAAGTAAGTCATCAGTATCCAACTCCTATGTCTGAATTTTTATAATCTTCTGCATAAATTGGTGATAGTTCTTGAAACTGTAGAGTTAATTGCATATGCACTGGAGTTGCGTCAGGATATGTTGCATATTGTGCAGAACCATTATAATTTACACTCATTTGTGTAAGGGCACAAGGTTTGAAAGTATGTAAAAATGGGTGTTGTTTTCCCCCACTCATGTATTGCAATTTAAAAACATTTGGTGCTTTAACAAAAAGACCATTTCCATTTACATCTGGTGTTCCTTTTCTAGGAGTCATGTTTATTTTAAATCTTCTAATGATCTTTTTAATCATTTGAGATTCATCTACAGATCTAGGAACCATATCAAATGTAAAATTAAACGCAGGACGTATTGTAACTCCATTAAAAAGAAGTTCTACATTTTCATTGAATACTTGTCCAGTTGCTCTTGAAATAATTTGGTTAATATTTCCCTGACCTAATGCCGCTTGTAAACCTGCAGCAGCTGCTCCAGCGGCCGCTGCAGATTGTCCTTCTCCAGTAGATAATGCACCACCAATTTTTTCAAAAAACTTTGATCCGGATTTAAATAATGATCCTACAAGATTTGAACTTAGAACTGCTTCGGCACCAGCTGAAGCTAAATTTGCTGCAATAGGATTCATTGTTCCAGATTGCCAATCTGCACCGTTATTATCTTGAATATTTGCAGGCATTGGTAAAATAATGGTTGTTTGAGAAGTTTTGATACTTTCTCTCAATGCATCTTCACTGGTGTCAAGAGCAAAACTATTTTGTCCTTTTAATCCTAAACCTGGTGGTTTATATTCAAGAACTTGTATTTTAAAGTAATCATCTTGTGGCCCAATATTATTACGAGGATATCTTAATAATTCTGCCATTTATTTTTTTAACTATTTATTGCTAATTTCTTATTATTCTTTTATAAGGAATTGATTTTAAAGTATTATATTCTTGAGGTGTTAATTCATATAAACCACTTACTAATCTATCACCATCTTCAGTATTATATTGTCTTATTTTACCCCAATGATAATTAAAAGCACGGAATCCTTTGGGTAACATATCTCCCGCAATAATTAAAGGGTGGCGATCATAAAGTATTTTAGGGGTAGCAGCATAATAAATGTAAGTATAATATTTACCAGGAACTGGAAAATTTCTTTTTGTATCACTTGCAATTGTCAAAATTTCATCCATTAATTGTTCAGGTGTTTCATTTCCAAATAAAGAATCTTTAAACTTTGAGAATCTATTTGCTGAACGACTTGTTCCTGACAATTTGGGGGATTTTGGATTAGCACTTTTATAGTCATGATCATTTTTGATTAAACTAATCAGTTGAGTTTTGGTTAATCTTTGATATCCACTAATTCTACCTTGTCCAGATGCAGTAGTATAGTATATTTTGTATTCTTCAGCGATTTCAATTAATTCACCTTTAGTGTAATCTTCTAATCTTTTTTCGTATCCTGTGAGTGCCATTACTTGATACCTAATTCATGTTCGGTAATCACCTTGAATTCATATCCACGATCAGCACACCATTCTCGTGCTGCTTCCCACTTTGATTGATTCTTTGCATACTCATAAACCTCAGCAATGTATTTCTTTGTTTGTCTTTGTGGTTTAGTGGGGGGAACTGTTTGTTTTGATGGTTTAATTTCAATCATATATTTTTTAATGCTCCCATCAGATTCTTTGACTTTGATAAGGAAATCGGGAAAATATCTATGAACCTTTCCATCCAATGGAGATCTATAAGGAATACATTTTTCTTCTGATGACCATTCAATTATTTTTTCATTTGTATCACAATAGACGCAAAATTTACGTTCCCATAAAGATCTGTATATAATATTTGTTGGGTCACCAGAGTATTTTTCTGGATATGACGGTTTATATTTTCCTTTGTATGACATCTAAATACTTGTAACAAGAAACTCATAATAGGTATTTAGAGTGGCGTTACCACGCAGAATATCAGACATCAAACCACTATTTACAAATCTGGCACAAACTTCTCATTATGAAGTTAAGTTTGGTGGACTTTCTGGACAACTGATGAGTTATTTAAGAACCAGAGGAGTATCATCAAGATTTGTTGCTGAGGATGCTGGTCTTCTGTGCCATAATGCAGTTTTACCAACATCACAATTCGCAACTGTAGATGTTCCTGGAAATTATACTGGAATCACACAAACGTTTGCTCATAGAAGAATTTATCAGGATATAAGTCTTGAGTTTTATGTCGATAATAATTACAACACATTGAAATTTTTAGAGCATTGGATGGAATTTATTGCAAGTGGATCATCAAATCCAATTAACGGCAATAACCTTCCAATCAACATGAACGTTGATGAAGGTTATTTCATAAGAATGCAATATCCAGAATATTATAAATCAAACCGAACAAGAATCATTAAATTTGATCGTGATTATCGAAGAGAAATAGAATATACTTTTGTTGGATTATATCCATATAATATTTCATCTATACCAGTTTCTTATGGCCAATCTGATGTATTGAAA